CGGAATAATTTGTTTGAATAAAGAAGTTTAGCGTTTAATAAGTTAACTTCATTAAGTTTACCTTTCATAAAACGAATAACATTATAAGCTTCAGTTAAATCTGCTTTAGCTTCTTTTAATTCTTCGTCTTCTTTAGGCTCTTCCATGTCGTCTTCTTCTCTTAAAGCTTTGATAATTTCGTTGATATCAACATCTTCATCCATTGAAGTGTCTTCATCTTCGTAAATGTCTTCTGGCATTTCGATATCATCACCCAAACCAGAATCGTCAAGTTCATCTTGCTCTTCCATTTTGTGCTCATCGTCACCAGCTTCGCTAGCTTCTAATTCTTTAATGATTTCATCTAAATCTAAGTCATCTGAATCATCTTCAGCTTCGTCAGACATATCAGACTCATCACTAGGCATTTCTTCTGCAGGAGTTTCTGCAGGCATTTCTTCTTCGTGTGATTCAGTGTCTTCACCTTCATCAACTTGATCGTCAGCCATTGCATTATCGCCTATCGGAGTCTCGTTATCCATATAGTTCTCATCAGTCATTTCTTCATCGTCGCTCATTTCTTCAGCGAGTTTTGCAGAAATCATAGATTGAAGTCTTGGAGTAAAAGCCTCTTCCAAAGCTAACTTTGCATTAGCTAAAGCAGTCTCACGAACAGCTTTTGCATCAGCAATTGCTTCTTTCAATAAATCTTTCATGATTTTCCTTTTATTGTTTAATTGGAAATGCAGCTATTGTAAACTACAATAAATAAATAATTAATGGAGCACCTTACATAGAGGAATAATAATCGTAAGGTATTATGCGTTATAAAAATAAATATGGGCGTATTTAAAAAAACACGCCCATTTGTTAAATTATTTTTATTTTATTATTTTGCTACTACACTCAACGAATTTGATAGATCAGAATTACTAATTTCATCTTTAATATGATTCCATATTTCTTTCATGAGTTTTGCAATTTCAACTCCTTTGCCAATCATACCACTAATCGCAAACACCAATAATACTCCTGATCCTATAGATGGGAATAAGTAAATTGCTAATGCTAAAAAAGCAACAGTAACAATAAGTACCCCAGATAATCCTGCTACTTTTTGACCAAATTGACTGAAGCCTAGTTTTTTAGAAATCCACATAAAAGCTTTTTCCATCATTTTTGCTGGGAAGCCAGTTATATTTTTAATAAGTTTAGAAAATTTTAAAATGTTATTTTTAAGTTTTTCTTCGTCAATATTAATGCCTACTTTATGAAATGCATCTGCTATTACATGTAATAAAGCTGAATTGCCTAACACTACTGCAACTGAATCTAATAAATGTAATACAGAATCATCTTCAAATAGATAATCTCGAGATTCTTTAATTTCTGTTTTAATAGCTTCTACATCTGATACATCAATATCATCTGCTTTTCCATTAGCATTAATTAAAGCATTTAATAACGCAGCTTGAACTTCATCATCGGTTATATCTTCACCACTCGCTTTAAGCTCATTGCTTAAATTGAAAAGTTGCTTTTGTGTCGCAGACGCATCACCAGAAAGCGATTCTAAAACTATTTTAGAAGCATTTTCAATAAGTACTTGATTTGCTAATGTTTTTAATTTCATTATTTTTCTTCTTGCTTAGGCTCTTCTTTTTTAGGTTCTTCTTTTGGCTCTTGTTTTGGAGCTTCTTTCTTAGGCTCGTCTTTTGATTTGTAATTTTTATCTACATAGTTAAAGAATTTTCTTTTAGCCTGAGGAGTTTCTAAATCTCCTGGTTCTGAAATTTTAAATTTTTTCATTGATTTTTGAAAAAACTTTTGATAATCAGTTTCGCCAGCTTCGGATATCATTTCATTTATATTATAATATCTTCCTAGGTTAGATCCTATCTCTTCGTATACAGACTCTAATCTTTGTTGTAAAGTAGAAAGTTCAGATGCTGTTTTTTCAAATAATTTAAAAGACTCTTCTAACTGTTTCATGTGTCTGCTAACTGTAACATTATCAAACCAATCTTCTGTTTCTGTTAAAGTTAAATGTTTAGCAGCTTCAACTAAATTACCTAAAGACTCTGAAATTTCTTTTAAAGGATGATTTCTGTAAATGGAAGGAGCCATTTCAGCAAATCGAGAAACAGCTTCTAAAAAAGCTTTTTTCTCTTCAGTAGTCATTTTTTCTAATTTGTCTTCGCCTTCTTTTAAATTAATTAAAGAAGCTAATTTAATATGTTTTGCCATATATTGTGTATTTTCTGTTTTTATTGATTCATTAGCGTGTATATGAAGCGCAGCTAAATATTTTCTCAACGCTTCTTTATTACCAGCAGTTGATCCGACTCTTTCGCCTGGAGTACCATCTGCTTTCTTTTTAAATACAACGTATTTATCTCCTTGTTTTCTTGCTACGTACGGCATAATTAACTAAATATTCTAGGAGTAAATTTATTATTTTGATAAAATATAGCTCCTATTTGCTTTCCGTTAGATCCGCCTTGAGGATGAGTCCATTCAATATAAAAATTAAATGCATATCCACCTATTACATTTGGAATTTCGGTACAAGATACTCTTAATGTTAAACTATTGAATATAGCCTGCATTACTGGAGTTTTGATTTCTTTTGATAAATCAGCTTCGTAATAAATTGCATTACCTTTAATTTTGTCAAGAGTAATTTGAGCGTTAATGCCTGTTTTAAGTTTTAACACTTTTTGAAATCCTTTAAGGATTTGTTCAGAAGGTTCAGTAATGCTGTTAACATCTTCTTTTAAAGCTTTTTTAACTTCTCTAGCTATTAAGTTTCTTAATTCTTTCATATTATTTAAAATCTACAAGTATGTCTGTTATTAATTTATTTATTTTGCCGTATTTATCTTCGGCATTTTTATTTTGAACTGATTCATTCATAGGTTTTAAAAATGCCCCATGAGTTGATGGATTAGATACAAAGTCAAAAGCAATTAATTCAAAATCATCTTGCACTTCAACTTTACCTTCTCCTAAGTTTCTAACCGAGCCTAAACCTCTAGAAGAAATACCTAATTTAATTCCTGCGCTAAATAATTGTTTTAATATATTACCTGCTGGAGTAGGTAAAACTTCTACAGTACCGACTAAATCATTTCCGTCCCAATGCATTTCAGTAATGTTATGAGAAACATTAGCTAAATTAACTACTGAAGAATCTGGATGATCTAATTCTCCTAAAGCTCTTCTTTCTTTGATGTTTACATCGTTATATTTTTTAGCTTCTCTCATTATGATAGGTCTAGGATAAACTCTACCGTTTTGATTTTCAGCTTCAGCTCTTTGAAGAACACCTTTAACTAAAAGTCGACCATTGTTTTGTTCCATTGACTCTTGTATCATTGTAGGCGTTACATCAAACGATATATAATCTACTATTAATTTCTTTTCCATATTATAAAGATAATTCTTTTAATTTTTTAGCTATATTAAGCATTTTACTTCCCATTAGCGCTAAATTATCATTGGTAGATTTCCAAAAGTCTTGATTGGATACTCCCATTTCTTCTTTTAATTTAACATTCTGGTTTATAATTTTTTGTATTTCGTTTAATTTTCTATTTATCTCAGCAATAGATTTATTTACTTTTTGCTTTGGAGAATAACTAGGGTCGTTGCGATACATATTATATGCTATTTCATTAATATGTAATTCCTTTGACATTTTTACAAAAGTAGATTCATTTTGACTTTCGTTCTTTTTTACTTTTTTGTAACCTAACATTTCTATATAATCTCCTTCTGGTTCATCTCCGTCTGAAAATGCGTATGGAGTAGAATAAGCGCCAGCATCTCCTGAAGTTGATATTTCATCAATATCATCTTCATTTAAGTCGACTTCTTTATTTTCGTTTAAACGAAATTTTTTATATGAATCTAAATATGACATAAATATAAATTAATATAATACCAATAACGAACCTGTGTTTGACGCAGATACATATAATAATGGTAATTCATAAATCGTATGCGCTGCGCCTATTTCATGAAATTGACCGCTAGTAAACGTACCAGCAGTACTTCCGGCAAATGTTAACGCAACGGAGCCTGGCTGTAATATAATAAAACCAGTGTTGCCTTCATAGCTGCCTGTTAACGTTAATGGATTATTTAAAGAACCGGTTACATGTACTACTCGGCTATATTTAGCTGTTCTTGTATGAAATGTAGTAGCTGGTGGATTATAAGGTCCTGGAAAAATATTTACTGCCATGTTATAATTTTTTAAGTTCTTTTACTAATTCGCAATAACGTAACAAAGATAATATTTGAGATTCTTTTATAGACTTACTAGAAGCTATAGTATCTAATAAACTACTTACTTCTGTAAGTTTAATTTTTACTACTTTATCTGATACTTTTTTAGATAAAGTATTTAATTCTGTTTTAAGAGATTTTACTTTATTTAAAGTGAAGTTACGTAATTCAACTGTATCAGAAACGTTATTGATATATTCTTTTAAAATGCTTTTTTGCGTTGCATCTAAATTTGAATATTTTTCATTGAACTTATCTACTAAAATTTGATAAGCCATTAAACGAACATCTTTATCTTCATTAATAAAAGTAGCCATTTCATTTAATGGTGCTGTAGACTTTTTAGAAGTACTGCCTAAAATGTGTTCTGCAATAGTAAATTTAGAATTAACAGATTCAACTGGATTGTCAGCTACTGAATATTCAAATACTTTATATATAGAAGCTAATACTTTATAGTTATTAACTTTTGCATTAAAGAAATCTTCTAAAATATAATTGTTTTTAATTTCTTTAATTAAGTTATATTTTTGTCTTTCTAAAATAGTAGTATTAATTGATTTTCTAGTTGCAATTACAGCTTCTATTAAATGGTTAGCCTTAGCTTCTTTAGTAAATTTTTCTTTAACTAAAGTTTGATACAGATTTAACTCTTTAGCTAATTCAGTATTTTTTCCAAAGAATTTTTTAATAATAGGAATCGCTTTAGATTCAGTATTATTAAGGGTATCCGCCGTTAATTGTCTAACTAACAATTCGAATAATACCCCTGTATTTTTGTATTTATGATGTTTCAAGCTCTTCATGAAGCTGGTGTTTTATTTGTACTTATTAATAAATATAATCCTATATAAAAACTATAGTTCTTCTTCAATAATATTATTATCATCCAGCATATTAGCCGACGATTCTTTTAATATTTTAGCGTTAATTTTAAATTTTTCTAAGTTTAATCTTTTTAATGATAAGTCAATTGATTCATTTGACAATCCATTGAATTTATAAGCGTTTCTCATTGCTCTATTTCCTAATGGATCATAACCTCTTGGATGCTTTTGAGTATTATATTTCATACCTTCTTTTGGACGACCGGCGCCTGGCTGACCGCCTGGAGGAGCACCGCCTTTATCTATTGCTTCAAACGGATTAGTCGTTTTTTCTTTTTCTTCTCCGCCTTCTTCTTTTTCTTCCTCTTCCTTTTTCTTAGGTACTGGATTTGCCGGATCTTCTCCTTCTTCTTTTATTTTAGTTTTTCTAAATTCTTCTTTCATATCTAAAATTAACTGAGCATCAACCCCTTTAATTTCATCTTCAGTAAAGTTAAATATATTTTTAAATACCCATTCTCTAGATAGCAATCCTTTTTCTGCTATTGAACCAGCTAAATCTACTTTTGAATTCCATAAAGTGATTTTTTCTTGTTCGTAAATTACTGACGGTGAAGTCATTGTAATTTCAAATTTTGCTAAGTCAGCATTTTCATATCCTTGAGCATATAAATGCACAATAGCAATTTTAGTTAATTCAGAAATAACTGTTCTTTGAATTCTTTCTACTGTACGAGCAAAACGAATATCTTCAGCTGCTAAAGTTGCTTTACCTGAAATGCCTTCTTCATATCCTAAAAATGCTTTAGGTACTTTTAAAGCAGCTAACATTCTATTTCTTAAATATTCAATATCTTCAATACCGGTAAATTCCATACCAGCTAATGTGTCAATTTCTGTTGAAGATTGCCCACCACGAACTGGTAAAAAATAATCTTCCAACATATTAGCCATATTGAATTTTAAATTGTAATCTCCTGTATTAGGATCTACATAAGGAACTTTTTTCATTTGGTTAATAATACGTTGCATATAAGCATCTACTTCATTTGCAGGTATATTACCAACATCCACTTTAAATATACGCTTTTCAGGTGCACGCATTACACGATGAATTAACATTGCATCTTCCATCAATATTAATTGTTTCCAAACTTTTCGAGCTCCTTCTAATAACGATTTACCATATGGCAAAAAGTTAGAGTCTGTTAAATTTCTAAAATGTGCAATTTCATAATTTTCCATTTTAGCTCCTTGAGTTCCAACTAATTTAAATGAAACTGCATAAGGATTGTTTGGGTCTAAACCTTCTTCACGAATTATTTCATATGCAGACATAGGAGTTACATTTACTACTCCAATTTCTTCTTCTACATCTAAATGCAAATACATATCACCATATTTACACATATTTCTAACCCAAGGCCATAAATTAAAATCTACATTTAAAATGTCGTAAAACAAATTATGAAGTATTTTTTTAATATTATCGTCATCAGATTTAATTGTCAATATTTCTCCTCTTTCATCTTTCATTACTGTTTCATCAGCATAAATGTCTAATGCAGAAGATATAATTGAATCTTGGTCCATTACTTCATAATCAGAATACAATTCTGTTTTAGAAGAAAAATAATTGTAATTAGGATTACCGTTAGACAAAGAATGTGGTTTAATACCATGCAATCTAGTAAAACGGTCTATAAAACGGGAGTTATGAATATTCCCGGTTGATTGTATTTGATTACTATCAATAACTCGTAACTGATCTTTGCCTATTCTCCTAACTATTACGTTTGTACTAAATAGTCTCTTGAGACGGCCATAAATTGATTTATCCATATAAGACTTTTAAATAAATATCTAATAATTAATTTAACCGTATTTTTTAACCCAATAACCAAGTCAAATCTTCTTCCTGTCCATTTTGAGTAGCCATAGACCAACCTGCTTGTTTTGCGTTACCTGTAGCTGAATATACTGAAGATTGCCTATTATTGGCAGATACCATGTAATCCAATGCTTTTCTATTCAATTCCATACCTTGAGTTTTCAATTTTAAAGCAGTATCTCTAACCCAAAGTGCTATAGAAAATGACATTGTTAAGTCATCATTGTATCCATGTTGAGCTTCTGCTCTAGCGCCATTCCAAATAAAAGTATATAGTTCTTGTATTAATCTTTTACTTTTAATTACTGGAACTCTTTCTCTCATATATTGATCTAATTTAGATATAATTAAAGGACGAGTTCTAGATGAAGTTGTAAATCCAGGAACCAGTCCATTTTCTTTTAAATCTAAATTTCTTGATAATTGTTGCTGAATATCGGTTAATGCAGCATCTTTTGTTGAGTAAAATAAATTTCTGTAATTTCTATCAATAGCGGGTTGTATTGCGGCCCATCCTATATTTGCATTTTCAATTACTAGTAAAGCGTCGTTATATTCAGTTGCAATATTAACCAACATATTACCATAATCTTTAGTAGATAACTGACCTTTATATTCAGCTACTTGCGTTAAAGATTCTATGTCAATAATGTGAAATGCTGAAAAGTCAGCAGAGTCTCCACGAGCAACGTCCGCTACTACTATATATTGTTTATTGTAATCAGGTTGTTCCCAAATCCATAAATTACCATCAAAGCCTCTTTTTTCTATTGGCTCTTCGCAGTAAGTTTCTTCATACCATTTTAACAACTGACCGTCAATAACAGTCATACCAGATGATACAAAGTCACAGTCACACTCTTGTGCTGCCATTTTAACTCCTAGTAACTCATCTTGCTTATCCCTCCAAGATTGATCTCGTTCAGGATGCACTGTCCAATGCAGTTTAATAGGATTAAATCTAGTTGCTTTTGTTTCAGCTCCTACCCAAGTTTTATGGAAAAAGTTACCGGTACCATTAGGAGTAGATAAAATAATTGCCCCACCTCCTGTTGCTAACGTTTGTTGAGCTGATGCCCAAATTTCTCCAATATTAGCAATAAATGCAGCTTCATCTATAATCAATAAAGATAATGCTTCTGAACGACCAGAGTCTCCAGATGATGAAGTAGCTTTAATTTGCGAACCATTTTGAAAACGTAATGATAATTTATTATCTTCAATCGCTGTCGGCCTTAACCAAGATGGAAGATACTGATACATTATACGTACTTTAGTAACTAGATTTTTTGCTACTTCTTGTTTAGTCGCAATTACTAATATATTTTTATCACTATGAAAAGTCATTAACCATAATGAATAACCTGCCTATAGTGTAGAAATACCTAATTGTCTAGATTTTAAAATTACATTATAATCATGATTTTTAAAATCTAAAAGACAATTTTCTTGGAATGGATATAAATGAAATGGAATTTTACCTCTTTGTGGATGTTGGATATAACAATACCTTTTCATGAAATGCACAGGATCTGCCGCGCACTTCTTGTATTCTTCTTTTATTATATCCTTAAAATTGGCTGCCATAAACTTCTTTAAAAATAAATATCAATATTTATCTTTCTTAAGAAATTTCAGCTCTAGGGGAAGGTAATGCAGTTGCTCCTTTACCTCCAGTAGTGGTAACTGCCTGGCCAGGAGGTATTACGATTGTAGCAGATCTAACAAAAGTATCTATTGCATTAGCAATGTCTCTTGCAGCATCAGCTCGAGCTTGATCTGGTGTATAATTTGGTAAATTTGCTTTTACTGACATTAAATTTAATGCAGCGTAAATTTGCTGTTGCAATATATCTTTTGATAATGCCATAACTTATTTTTTATCTTTAACAGGACCGCCTACAATCCAAGCGTCGCAAGTTCTAGAACCAGCACATTTAAATTTATGCATTGTGCAATATCCTAATTTTCCAGCTTCTATTGTATCCCAAGCGTCTTTTTCTGTATTTTGATCTTCTGGTTCTGATTGAAAATCTTCCCCTTCAGTTTGTATATTTTGTTGATCAACATTTTGATCTACTGGCTCTTCAGGAGTAACTTCTTTTTCTCCAGCTGCTAAACCAGCTTCAATACAATTTAAAATTCTAGTGGTAATGTTAAATGCAGCACAATTGTTACATCTAGAATCTTTTGCTTCTTCAAGCGTATCTAATTTCCATTTTTCAGCCTTTTCTTTCCAAAATTTAATATTTGGATTGTTAGGATTTAATGGACCATAACCGTAACGATCTATAGCAATTTGTCTATGTTTTAAATTTACTTCAACATTTTGCGTTGCAATTGGGCACTTAGGTGCTTCATCTATTTCTCGTAAAAGATCTGTTAACTTTATCATTTTATTTTATTTTAACGATTGAACTTTTAAGTAAATTGTCCATACGTTTATTTACATTATCTACTTTTAATTTAGCTTTAACTTCAGAGCTATAAGGACCTGTATAGTCAATAGTTCCATTTTGAATGTCTTTAGCTACTTTAGCTACTTCATCTGCGTTTACTACTGGCATATCAATTCTAGCAGGAGCTCCAGGCATTATATCTTTAGGTAAATTATCTGCATTTTTCATCATAATTGCTTTACCTTTTTCAAAGTCACCATTGCCTAAAATAGAAACGGCTTTCTTAACATCATCTGCAGAATCTTTACCATCGCCATTTTGAGCAAAGTCATCAATAACTTTACCAATTACTTCACCTGTAAAGTTTTTAATGTTTCCTTTACCTGGATTACCACTTCTGTCTTTAGCAGCTGTAATTACATTTAATACAGATACTAATTTTTGAGCAGGTAAATCTATAAATGTAACATCTACACTAGCTTTAGGATTTGCTAACATTGTAGCTGCCCATCTATGATGACCATCCATTATATAGTTGTCTTTAGAAGCTATTGCTCCTAAATCACCTCCAATTTCGTTAAATGGACTCTTTTTAAGAATCATAGCTATTGCCATTCCTACAGCTTTTTCAGGAATAATTTCCGTTTGAGAAGCTCTTAATGTAGCAGCTGGTACAGATGATTTTTGAAAACGAGCTGTATCGTCTTTAGAGTCATTGTCATTCTGGCCAGCGTCTATTGCACTTTTTGCAGCGGCTGTCGGTATTTTACTTAACGGTATTGGACCTTTAACGCCTAATACCGTCTCATCTTCTTTTAGTAAATGTTTTAATTTTATCATCTTTACCACGCTTTACAAGACCAATATCTAGCTTTCCATCTTGGCCCTGGATTATCACAATTATGTCTAGCTCTAAAAGATTTTCTTCGAGCTGGATTTGATTTTTTTATCTTCATATTAGGGTCACCAAATCCTACTTTTACTACATTGCCTTTGTCATTTTTAACGTACACTGCACGTTTTCTAGGACCGCCGGGAGTATAAAATGGTTTACCTAATTTAACTTTTCGTCCACGATATTCAGCTTCTTCAAGCTCTTCCTCATTTACTTTTTTTTTCTCTTCTTTTATCGGAAAAGATAAATCGGTTGGAGATGCTTTAGGCAATTTTTGCTTTTTATCATACTCACCCATTTTAATTCCTTTTTGCTGAGCTTTAGTGCCATTAGCCATTACTTCCAATTCTTTTTCAGTTTGGCGATAATCTTTAATGTCAGTTTCAAACCAATCTTGCTTCATAGCTTCGTTATTCATAAATTGAGCTATATCATCTTGTGCAGCATCAGGAAATTTATCAAATCCTAATTCGTAAAAAGAATCCCAATCAGCATCTTCTGCCATACCTTCTAACTTTTTAAGATTTTTCTTAAAAAAGTCAGCTACTTGATCTTTTAAAGATTTTTCTTCTTTTTCTTGAGCTTCTTTAAGTAAGCTTTTTAACTTTATCATTGTGTTATTATTTTAACATTTCTAAAATATATTCGCCTAGCATATTTGCTTTAATCGTAAATGTATGACCTGCTTGGTCTGCATTAGGATTAAATTTAAAATAGCTGCCAAAGTTTTTCATCGATTTTTCTAAATATTTTTCAATACCTTTTACTATAGTAGCTTTGCCTTTTTCATAAGCCAATTGCAAATCTTTATTTGTAGAAGGAATAAAACTAATGTAAAATTCAGAAGCACTAATACCTGAAATAACTAAATACTTAACGCCATCTACTGATATTTTTTTAGATGCTGCAGCTTCTGTTAATAAAGAAGATACTTGTGCATTATATACTTCTTCAGTTACAATACTTTTAACTTTAGATTTAATTAATCTTTCAGCTACAACATGATCTAGCAAATCATATACTTCATCATCTGGCTCTTTTGCAAGAATATTGTTAAATAAATTTTCTGCCTTAGTAACTTCTACTTCAGCAGCTTTTACTTCTTTATTAACACGAATTAATGCATTTTTATATTTTTCCTTTTTAACAGGGTCTGTTTCTTTAAGAAATGCAGTTTTTAAATCTTGTAATTTATTAGCCATTTCTTGGTGAACTAACATTTTAGATTTTAAAAGCTCAGAAGCCTTTTGTAATTGTTTAGATAATTTAGGTTCCATTTATTTTTTTATTTTTAAATGATTGTGTAATAATCCGCCTAACTTTGCAGCTTCTGTTTCTAAGTCATGAATTTCATGCTCTGCTAGACTACATTTCTTTTTAGTAAAATCCATTCCAAATATGCCTATCATTTTGTCTTCTATATCTGTTAAAGCAAATATATATCCTGATTTACATCCGCACTCTTCGGCAATGTATTTTAAACCATAAGTTGCAATTTTTTCATCTTTAAAATCTGAAATTACAATTTTATAATCATGTAATACTTTATTAATAGATCTTGAGAATAAGCTTACTGGTATATTTTGAAAATTAGCTCTAATAGAACTAACTCCTAATCCTACCACTTCATAAAACATGGAAAACTTTTGTATTGATTTACCTGTTGGGTAAAAATGTCCTCCATTATGAAATTGACAAATCCAAACTCTATCAGCTTTGTAATCTTCTCTTATTGCCTCTATTTTTTCTTCTATATCTGAACCTGTAATTACAGCTTCACGAAGTATATCAGATTTTTTAGTTATTTTCTCTTTTATATATGTAACCACTACAGGTCCTATTACGGCTGTAATTAACGCTACTAATACGGTTGTAAGTTCTGTCATTAAATTTAATAAGTTTAAAGTTTTGCTAAAAAGTCTTCCTTGAATACTCGAAACTGTTCTTCAATTTGTTCCTTCATTTGATCAACCGTTAAACCTCCTGTCCACTTTTCTACTGAACCATCTGAGTTTGCATAAGTAGCTTGTTCCGTTATAACTTGAATTAAAGCGTCTTTATCAGCTTCAGCTCTTTTTAACCACTCTTCAGCATTTTGTCTAATTCTATTTCTTTCGTATTCTTCGTATTTGCCTTCTATTTTTAATTGATGTTCAAAGTCAATTGTGCAATCTAAACACATTTTGTTGACCATATACATTTTTTTATCAACTTGCGAAGTCATCATTTTACTGCATTTAGGACATTCCTTAGGTGCTAAATACTCTTTAACATCACTTAAAAACTTAGTAGCATTAATTCGATATCCATCTTTTTGAATCCAAGTAACGCCATTTTCATCTGTCCATTTTTCTCCAACTTCACGTTTTTGATTTTCAGAACCTACTTTAGATGCATCTGTCAATCCTATAGTAGTTTTAGTTTGACTTCGATGTGTGCCATCTAACATTTGTCGTAACGCTTGAATATTCTTCAATTTTGTCATAAACCTTTAATTTAAATATAAATATTAATTTTGTTTAAAACCAGAGTCTAATCCACGAATAATAAACGAACCTGTAATTTTAAATGGTTCTTCTGTTATTGATTTATCTCTGATTACAATTCCTTCTTGACCACTTACCGGTCCTAAAGCAGAATTAAGAGCATCTAATAGTTCTTCTCCTAATTTCATAGTAGCTAAGTAAGTTATATATCCATTTACAGCTGCTACATAATCTGCTTCATTTTGAACAAACTCATCTAGTGGATGTTCATTATATAATTCTAAAAATACTTGTTTAGATAGCGGAGCTACTTTTTTACCATTGGTTAAAGTAATAGTTCCTTCCTTAGGTATTACTGTTTTTGCTAACCAATCTTTTAAAGATTTAGTTACTTTACCTGTTGGATAATTTATTGTGTAAGTATGAGAAAGAACATTTCCTAATTTAGGCTTTCTAGCCATTTCAGCCGGAACAGATCCTACAACTTCAAATCCAGATTTTTGAGCTACTGGATTCAATTTATCAATTAAAGCTTGTAATGTAGATTCATTATGGCTAACTTCTCTAGTAGATCTTTTTGTCGGTGTAGTCTGAGCAATTTCTAATAAACCGTGAATAGCTAAAAAGTTTTTACCATATTCTTGTACGTTAGTTTTGCCTTCTACATACTCAATGTTGAATAGTATATTTGGATTATTCCATAAACCTAATTGAGTTAGTTCTGTTTTTATTTTTGGTATAGCATTATTGAATATATCTAATACTTTACCTCCTACAACTATCATACCATGACCTTCACCAAATCTATCTTTCAATTCTGCTTTGGTAATACCTTTAACATCTAAAGGTTTATTAGAACCTCTATCCATTACAAATTGTTTTTTACCATCTAAGGTAATTAAACGAATAGAAGCATTAACTCCATCAATTTTTACTGATGGTCTATTTGTTTTTAAATACGCTTCAGACATTGAAAATACTTTAAGCAAATCTTTACCTGTCTGAACCCATTCTATATCAAATGGATGATGCATATGACCACCCGCTCCACCTTCAGTTAAACGTTTTTTAGACTCTTGAATGTTATTATCTTTTTTATAAGCATCTAGTACAGCTTGCAAATCTATCCATTCTGAATAGTCACATTCTCTAATATATTCTTCTAAATCTTGCATTGATTTAATTCTGCCAAATTCTTGCATTATATAATCAAAAGCTTTTTTATCTTTTTTAACATAATCTATAAACTCATCAACACCTGCCGATGTAAGACTCATTTCAGATAGAATTTCATTAATTATAGGAGCCCACCATTCTTTAGAAAAAATTCTTTTTGACTCGTTTAACGACTCTAATTTGTCAAATATCATATTAGCGTCTTTATCATTGTACCATCCAAATACGCCTTGGAATAATTTCTTTTTATTTATTCTAGATACTTTTTTATCTCCTAATGCTTTTCTAATAGCAGTGCCAGACATTTCGCCGTATCCTGGAATATTGATAGAAATATGTGGAGCTATGATTAAATAACCATGTTTATCAA